CGCCTGGGGCATAGAACCGCAAGACGGCGACCGCATCCCCACCGGCAGCGGCGAAACGCTGCTGGCCATGACGCTGGCCTACCCTGGCGTCCGCTTTGTGGCAGAAGTGAACGGGGGGCCGGAAACCGAGTTTACGGCTGCCGCCCCCCTGTATGGGCTGGTCTCCCGACACTTCCGGGTTGTTCAGGCGGCTGGCCCATTTCGCGCCCTATCGCCGCGTTGCGCCGGTTGATGCTGGCCTGGGCCGCATAGGCCTCGCATTCGTCGTCGCCAAACTGCTCCGACGCATCGGCGGCGGCATCGATAAGGCTCTGGGGGATCATCGCCGCCCCCGCGCAGCCAAGCGGCGGCACCGCTCGTCGTAGTCCACCACATCGCCGCTGGGCACCATGCGAAACGTGCCGTCGCCCAAAGGGTCAGCGCCGTAATCGCCGGGGGCGCTGGTGTCGATGGTGTCGTGCAGCCTGCCGCCTTGCTGGGCGCGCTGTATCGCACCCCATGAGTGGCCTAAGATTTTGTCCGTCATACCAGCGGCTCCCATTGGCTGCGCGGCACATGGCAGGACCGCTTGAGGCTGTCGATGGCGTACACCATGGCGCGGCGGCCACCCGTGCAGGTGGTTTGCAGCCGCATGGCCTCCTTGGCCGCTTCGGCCAACGTGGCGCACTCGACCCGGTGCCGGTTGCCCCTGCCGCCGTGGTAGAAGGCGACGAAGGTGGTGGCGGATTCCATGCCCGCCACCTCCCACGGGGCCTGATAATCGGACCACTTGCTGCTCATTGCGGCGCGCCCTCCGGGGCCTTGCAGAAGTCGTGGATGGGCGCTTCGGCCAGCCAAGTGGGGCCGGGTTCCACCCAAACGGCCATTTCCGTGCCCTTCACAACCGCGTACCATTCGGCCACGCAACCCCGCACCTTGCACCCGTGGCCGTGCAGATATTGCATGTATCCGAGCGAAGCGGTGCCGAGAGCCTGTCGGCTCCCGTCCGCAATGATTTCGGGCTTCTCGCCCTTAATCTGCCGCACCAGCTTGCTCATTGCGCCGCCACCGAGTGCTGGGCCACCAGGGCCTTGGCAGCCACAAGGCACAGGTCGCGGTAGCGCCGGGCCAGTTCCGCGCTGTGGGCCTTGCCGTTGATGGCGAGGGCTTCCAGCCCGGCCACATCGCCCGCCACCGCCAAGTCGTGCGCCTGCTGGGCACGCTTTACGTTGGCAGCCTGGGCGCTGGGGTTAAACGGCGGCACCGGGGGCACCACACCCTGCTGGGCGCTTTCCAGGGCAGCAGCAGCAGCAGCGGCTCGCTTGCCCAACGGCTTGGCCGGGGCTTCCGTGGCCAGCGTGCCAGCGGCCTGGGCCATGGCCTTGGCATCCAGCGTGTCCACCAGCTTGTCAAAGCCGTCCATGGCCTTGATCTGGTCCTTGGTGGGCAGGGTAGCCTGCGGCTTGGTGGCCGGGGCCTCAACCTGCGGCACCCAAGTATCGGCCAGCTCGTAGGCGAACTTGCCGCTGGGCAGTTCCTTGATGGTGAAGTCCGTGCCCGCAACCGGGTCGGGGCAGCCGAGGGCGGCAAGAGCCTTTTTAGCGGCGCGGGTGGTGTTCGCTTTGTTGGTGTAGGTCTGCATCGTTTCAGTCTCCGTTGCTGCGGCGGGGCTGTTGGCTGTGCGCCCCGTCCATGTAGGTAGTTATAGGACCACGTAGGAAACATGGCAACTAAAAAAGACCAAAATCCTGACAAAAAAACTACCAAGGCGAGCGCCCGGCCAAAGCGGCGGCAGAAGACCACCGCTGCCGTGGTGGCCACCGCCGAGAACCGGCGCAAGGCGCTACAGCTTCGGCTGGCTGGCCTCACGTTCGAGGAAATCAGCGACACCATGGGCCTGGGCAACCGTGGCGCGGCCTATGCCCTGGTGCGCGACAGCTTGGAGGAAACCCGCCGCGAAATCCGCGAGGACGCCGACCGCTATGTGGCCGAGGAAGTGACCCGGATCGAACGCCTGATCCGGGCGATCTGGACGAAGGCCATAGGCAACCCCGGCACCGGAACTGACCCTGACCTGAAAGCCATCGACCGGGTGGAAAAGCTGATGGCGCGCAAGGCCAAGCTGCTGGGGCTGGACGCCCCTGTGCGCGCGGAACTGTCCGGCCCCGGTGGGGCGCCGATTGAGGTAAGCGATGCTACAGACCGACTCGTTGATCGACTTGTTGCAATCCGAAACGCCCGCGACCCCAAAGCAGCTAAAGGAACTTGACCGGCTCATAGAGGCGGCCAGCAACCTAGACCCCGTCGAAGCAGCGGGCGTTCTGAATAACTGGAAGCTGTGGCGCAGGCCGGACCAGACGCCGCCACCGGGCGATTGGTCAACGTGGCTGGTGATGGGTGGCCGTGGCGCGGGCAAGACGCGCACCGGGGCCGAGTGGGTGCGCGAGCAGGTGATGAAGGGCTACAAGCGCATCGCGCTGGTGGCCGAAACCGCCGCCGACGCCCGCGATGTCATGGTGGAGGGCGAGTCCGGCATCCTGGCCATCAGCCACGATGGCGACCGCGACAACAAGGGCGTCCTCATGGGGCGGCCAAACTACGAGCCGTCCAAGCGCAGCCTGACCTGGACCAACGGGGCAAGGGCCTGGACGTACAACGCCCGCGAACCGGGCCAGCTACGCGGGCCGCAGCACGACGCAGCTTGGTGTTTTGTGGCCGGGACTATGGTGGCGACGCCGGATGGCGAGCGGCCAATCGAAACGCTGTATCCGGGCGACTTGGTGCTGACCCGAAATGGCGCAAGGCGTGTCGTTGCCAATGCTTCGCGGCCTGCCGTTGTGGGCCTTGTAAAGTTTAGCAATGGCGCGGAACTACTCGGTACTCGCGAACACCCCGTATATACTCCGCATGGGTGGACGAGGATGGATCACCTGCGCGGAGGCGAAAAGGTATGTGCCAATCGCGCCGAGCGGAACAGCGCCGACAGCGGAAGGCCATCTGTCTGTGCTGTGGTTCCGAATTCGCCACGCGCAAAGGTCAGTTTTGCAGTCAGCGTTGCGTCAACATGGCGACCCATGGGGCAACAAAAGGTGTTCTGCCTCAAGGTTGACGGCGACCCGGAATACTTCGCCAACGGCATCCTCGTTCACAACTGCGACGAAATCGCCAAGTGGCGCTACCCCGACGCCTGGGACCAAGTGATGTTCGGCCTGCGCCTGGGTAAAGACCCCCGCGCGCTGGCCACCACCACGCCCCGAAACCGGCTGTTCATCCGGCAGATCATGGATGACGCCCACACCGTCACCACCGGGGCCAGCACCTACGCGAACCGCGCTAACCTCGCGGACAAGTTCATCGAGCGCATCATCACCCGGTACGAAGGCACCCGCCTGGGCCGCCAGGAACTCTACGGCGAACTGCTGACGGATGTGCCCGGCGCGCTGTGGAACCTTGACCAGTTCGACGCCATCCGGGTGGACCCCGCGCCGCCTGAATCCTACCGGCGCATCGTGGTGGCCGTGGACCCCGCCGCCAGCACTGAGGAAGGGTCGGATGAAACCGGCATCGTGGTGGCCGGTGTGGACGCTGCCGGGCTGCTGGTGATCCTGGCCGACCTGTCGGGCCGCTACACCCCCGACGAGTGGGGCCAGAAGGCCGTGCAGGCATACGACCGCTGGATGGCCGACAAGATTGTGGGCGAGCGGAACAACGGCGGCGACATGGTGGCCAACGTGGTGCGCGGCGCGGCCAAGGACATGAAGTCCAACGGCAGGCGGGCAACGGATACCGTCGCCTTCCGCAGCGTGTGGGCCTCCAAGGGCAAGGCACTGCGCGCGGAACCTATAGCGGCACTCTACGAGCAGAACCGCGCCCGGCACGCTGGCATCTTCACCGAATTGGAAGACCAGATGGCGCAGATGACCATCGACTTTAACCGCAAGTCAGCGGGCTATTCGCCCGACCGCCTGGACGCAATGGTGTGGGCGGCAACCGACCTGATGCTTGGCAGCGGCACCCCGCTGGTCGGCGCAGCAGACATCCCCCGATAGGAGGCCCCCGTAATGGCTCGCTCCCCGCAGACCGCCGCCAAGAACCCCGGCAGCACCCCGCAGATTGGCACGACAGGACTCCGCGCCTACGGCGGCTTCATCGAGGAAGAATTCCTCCGCGAACTGCGCGGGAACCAAGCGAACCGCGTCTACCGGGAAATGGGCGACAACGACCCGGTGTGCAGCGCCATCCTGTTTGTGATGCAGGCGCTTCTGCGGCAGGTGGAGTGGACGGTGCAGGCGGCGGGCGACGATCAGGCGGCGCAGGATGCGGCGGAACTGGTGCGGGCCGCCCTGTTCGATGACATGGAGACCACCTGGGACGACCTGATTTCGGAAGCCTGCACCATGTTCCAGTTCGGCCATGCCGTTATGGAGACGGTGTGGAAGTACCGGCGCGGGCCTGACGCGGCACCGGACAAGGGGCGCAGCGAATACAGCGACGGCCTGCTGGCCCCGCGCATCATTGCCCTGCGCGGGCAAGAGACCCTGTGGCGGTGGGACATCACCGAGCAGGGCGAAATCAAGGGCGTGTATCAGCACCCGTGGGTGGGCCAAGAGGTCTACATCCCCGCCGAGCGGTTTATGCTGTTCCGCACCGTGGCGGTGAAGAACAACCCGCTGGGCCGGTCGGTCCTGCGCGGCGCGTACCGGCCTTGGTTCTTCAAGAAGCGGATCGAGGAAATCGAAGCCATCGGCGTGGAACGCGACCTTGCGGGCTACCCGGTGATGCGGATTCCGGGGCGCCTCATGGACGCCAGCGCCAGCGCCGAGGAAAAGTCGCTGTTCGACAGCTACAAGGCGTTCGTCACGCGGATGCGCCGGAACCAGTCGGAAGGCATCGTGATGCCATCTGACAGGGATGACAGCGGAAACTATCAGTACACCCTGGAACTGCTGGCCAGCGCAGGCACGCGGGCCATGGACACCACCAAGATCATCGACCGCTACGACCGGCGCATTGCCATGACCGTGCTGGCGGATTTCATCTTCCTGGGCCAGCAGTCCACCGGCAGCTTCGCGCTGTCCAGCGACAAGACGGCCATGTTCGCCACCGCGCTGGGCGCTTGGCTGCACGGCATAGCGGACGTGCTGAACCGCGATCTGGTGGGCCGCATGTGGGCCTTTAACAAGCTGGACCCCATGCTGCGCCCGACGCTGGTGCCCGGCGACATCGAGTCGCCCGATCTGGACAAGCTGGCGTCCTACGTCACCGCCCTGGCCGGTGCCGGTGCCGCCATGTTCCCCGACCGCGAACTGGAAAACGTGCTGCGCAAGAAGGCCGGGCTGCCGCTGGCCCCGGAGGAAGCCGACGACGAGCCGGACTTGGACGGCGTGGGCGAAGGCGATGATGCCGACGATGAAGCCCCCGGTGCCGAGGGCGACGAATGACCGCGCTGTCGGCCTACGTCCTGGGGCCTACCGGCTTCACCAAGGCGCGCCGCCCCGGCATCGAAGACGCCCTGCGCGCGGTGGCGGATAAGCAGCAGCCGAAAATCCGCAAGGCCATCCTGGCCGCGCTCAAGGCCGCTGACAGCGCCACCATCAAGTCCCTGGCCGAAGCCATACAGGCGGGGCAGGTGGGCACCGTGCTGGCCCTGCTCGGGCTGGACAAGCTGGAAGCGCGGTTTGGTGGGCTTGTCTCGGAACTCCGCAGCACCGTGGCGCAAGCTGGCGGTGTGGCCGCCGCGTCCGCGCCCCCGATCCGCCCGGCTGTGGGGCCGAAGCTGGACGTGACCTTCGACCTCTACAACCCGCGCACCCTGCAATTCCTCCAAGAGTACGAATTCCGGCTGATCCGCGAAATCAGCGAGAACACCCGCGCGGGCATTCGGTCGGCAGTCAGCGAGGGAATCACCCAAGGCCGCAACCCCCGAGCCGTGGCACGCGAGCTCAAGAAGTCCGTGGGCCTCACCGAGCGGCAGATGAAGATGGTGTCCAACTTCCGCAAGGAACTTGAAACCTTCCACCTAAAGCGGGCCGCGCGGGCGTGGAACCTGGGCGGCACCAAGTCCAAGGCACCGGGCGGGGCTGGCACCTTCGCCATCGACGCCGAGGGAAACCCCATCGACGGCATCCTGCACCGCCGCCTGCGCGACTTCCGGTACGACAAGCAACTCATCAAGGCCATGCAGTCGGGCAAGCCGCTGACGCCAGACCAGATCGAAAAGATGGTGGGCCGCTACCGCGAGCGGATGATCGCCTACCGGGCCGAAAACATCGCCAAGACGGAAAGCCTGCGCGCCATGGGCGTCGGCAACCATCAAGCCTGGGTGCAGGCGCAGGAGCAGGGGCTTGGCCCCGTGGTGAAGGAGTGGCGCACGGCGGGCGACGAGCGGGTGCGCCTCGACCACCGCCGCATCCCCAAGCTGAACCCTGACGGCGTGCCGGTAGACCAGCCCTTCAAGACGCCCTCCGGGCCGGTGATGCACCCGCCGCTGGGCGTCAACTGCCGCTGCGTCGCGGTGTACCGTGTTCGGGAATAGCCTCGGCGGCCACTAAAGCGATCTTTAGCAGGGCCAAAATTCTGGCCGCCGACTCAAGTGTCGTTGAGCCGTGGGGGGTGTCCGGCACCGCCTGCTCAATGATCCTTTCGGCCTCATGGAGCGCGTCATAGGCCGCCGCGTCAACTTCCTCGGTTCCCATTCGCCCAACCTACACCCGCGCGGCGGGTTCTGAAAACGGCCACCTGTCAGGAGCAGCCCTATGTCCTACGAAATCGTCGCGGACTTGCCTGAGTCCGTCCGAAAGTCCTTCGAC